TCTCAATCAACTTCGCATGATTGAAGATTCTCTGGTTATCTATAGATTATCCAGAGCACCAGAACGTAGAATTTTCTATATTGATGTTGGCAATCTCCCTAAGGTAAAAGCAGAACAATATCTGCGTGATGTTATGATGCGTTATCGTAACAAACTTGTGTATGATGCAAACACTGGTGAAGTTCGTGATGATCGTAAGTTCATGTCCATGATGGAAGACTTCTGGCTTCCTAGAAGAGAGGGTGGTCGTGGTACAGAAATCACAACTCTCCCTGGTGGTCAGAATCTTGGTGAACTTTCTGATATTGAATACTTCCAAAAGAAACTCTATAGAGCATTGGGTGTACCCGAATCTAGAATTGCTAGTGATGGTGGTTTTAATCTCGGTCGTTCTTCAGAGATTTTGAGAGACGAACTTAAATTTGCCAAGTTTGTTGGTCGTTTGAGAAAACGTTTTGCTCAAATGTTCAATGACATGCTGAGAACACAATTGATTCTCAAGAACATCGTCACCCCAGAAGATTGGGAAGAAATTAGTGATCATGTTCAATATGATTTCCTATATGACAATCAGTTCGCAGAACTAAAAGAATCTGAACTTCTTAATGAAAGATTGGGAACTCTTGCAACAATCGAACCATATATTGGTAAGTACTATTCAACCGAATGGGTACGTAGAAAAGTTCTTCGTCAAACTGATGCAGAAATGGAGGAGATGGATGAACAAATTGAACAAGAGATTGCAGATGGCATCATCCCAGATCCAAACTCTGTAGATCCGATTACAGGAGAACCATTACCACAAGATGATGGAATGATGGGTGATGTTCCAACAGAACCAGATTTGGATCAGCAATCTACAATTACTGATGCAGAGTTTCAAAAAGATACCAAAACGGCAGAAATATAAATATACTTATTAAGTCTTATTTATTTTTATGGAAAAAATTGTCGATTTGGTGAGCACTGGTGCTCAAGCAAGTGATATTGTTCAAAGTATTAAAGACGCTTTGTATGACAAGGCATCTTCAAATATTGAAAATATGAGATCAAATGTTGCTTCTTCAATGTTTGATCAACCAGAAGAAGAGACTGAAGAGGAATCTGAATAATGGGTTATATCCGTCACGACGAAAATAATAATCCAGTTTCTCCCCAACCAGGAAAAATTACCGTAACAAATCTCGGTGGAACTACTGGTTGGTCAACTGTGACTTATGAAAATTTTAATACAAGTTATGTTCGACATGATGAAAATTGTCAACCAGTTGCAAACATAGGAACATATCAGCGTCACGACGAGAATAACAATCCAGTCGGTGTGGGTACATATCAACGTCATGATGAAAACAACAACCCAATAACAGGATAAAGATGAAACTTATTACAGAAGAGATTTCAAATGTAAAAATTCTTGCCGAAGGTAAGGGTTCTAACAAAAAATTGTATATCGAAGGTGTATTTCTTCAGGGCAATCTGAAGAATAGAAATGGGAGAATGTATCCCATGGAAACTCTTTCACGTGAAGTAAAGAGATACAATGAAACTTTCGTTGCCAAAGGTCGTGCTCTCGGTGAACTTGGTCATCCCGATGGTCCTACCGTAAATCTCGACAGAGTTTCACATAAAATTACTTCTCTTGTTCAAGAAGGTAATAACTTCAAAGGTAAAGCACAAATTCTTAATACCCCAATGGGTAAGATTGCATCTTCACTTTTAGATGAAGGTGTAATGCTTGGTGTTTCTTCACGTGGTGTTGGATCTTTAAGAGAAGATCGTACTGGTGCCAAAGTTGTTGGTGAAGATTTCATGTTGGCAACTGCTGCTGACATCGTTGCAGATCCTTCTGCACCTGATGCTTTTGTTCAGGGAATCATGGAAGGAAAAGAGTGGGTTTGGGAAGGAGGAATTCTTCGTGAAAGACTTGCAGAACAGACCCAGAAGAGAATTAACACTCTAGTTGACCAAAAAGCACTTGAAGAGCATAAGTTGAATTTATTCAACGAATTTCTCTCAAATCTTTAAATTATAAATAAATATAGATTAATACAAAATCTAATAATCAAATGTCCGTTGGTAGCAATTTACAAGAAATGGAAAACGTAGTAACCAAAGGGGCTAAGCCTGCAGATCCAATGCCTACAATGGCAGATCCTGGGACCCAATTAGGTTCTGTGGAAGATCTCGGCGGTCCTACACCAGAAAACTATAAGACCGATGATGATTCGGCAAAACTAAAAGAACCTTCCGCAACTCTTTCCCAAGTGAAAGATGTTGTTAATAAAGGTGCTGGCAAAGCAGATCCAATGCCTGCTGGTATGAAGGAAGAGGAAGAAGTCGAAGTAGAAGCAGATCAAGAGATCGTTGCTGAAGAAGAAACTACCGAAGAGGAAGTTGTTTCTGAAGAAGAGACAACTGAAGAAGAAGTAGTTGCAGAAGAGTCTGAAGAGTCCGAAGAAGTCGAAGTAGTTGCTGAGTATGATGTTCAAGAGGATATCGATGCTCTAATTGCTGGTGAGGAACTCTCTGAAGAATTCCAAGAGAAAGCACGTACCATTTTTGAAACTGCTATCAACACAAAAGTTGCAGAAATCAAGGAACAGATTACTGCTAAATACGAGGAGCAGCTTGTTGAGCAAGTTGCTGAAATCAAAGTCGAATTGACCGAGCGTGTTGATTCATATCTTGAGTATGTTGCTCAAGAGTGGATCGAAGAAAATCAACTCGCAGTTGAGCACGGTCTTAAGACTGAAATGACCGAATCATTCCTAACTGGAATGAAGAGTCTTTTTGAAGAACATTATGTAACCATCCCTGAAGATAGATATGATGTGCTTGAAAGCATGGTAGATAAATTAGATGAAATGGAGTCTAAACTCAACGAGCAAATCGATAGAAACGTTGCTCTAAATAAGAGATTAGCAGAATCAGTTGCAGACGTAATCTTTGCAGACGTAACTGAAGGTCTTGCTCTTTCGCAGAAAGACAAGCTCGCTTCTCTTGCAGAAAATGTTGAGTTTGATGGTGAAGAGAGCTATCGTGAGAAGCTAGTAACGTTGAGAGAGTCATACTTCCCAACTAACTCTGGCACTCAAAGAAACGATTCAGAGACTATTTCTGAATCAAGTGAAGTCCCAGCACCAGAAGTAACTGGTTTGATGGAGACTTACATTCAGACTCTGAATAGAGTTTCTAAAAAGTGATTTTTTAAATTATAGTCAAACTTTTCAAATTTTTAAAGAGGTAAATTCAAATGCAAATGTTCAATGCTGAACAGCTGCAGGAGAAGTGGGCACCACTCCTAGACCATCAAGGTCTTGGTGATATCAAAGATAATCACCGTAGAATGGTTACCGCAGTTCTCCTGGAGAACCAAGAAAAAGCACTTCAAGAAGAGAAAGCATTCCTTTCTGAAGCACCTATCACCAATGCTGCAAACGCTGCACATGCTTCTGGTGGTTTCGGTGGTTCTGCAAACGCACCTGTTGCAGGTTTCGACCCTGTTCTGATCTCCTTGATCAGACGTTCTATGCCTAACCTGGTCGCATATGACCTCGCAGGTGTTCAACCAATGAACGGTCCTACTGGACTTATCTTCGCAATGCGTTCACGTTATCAGGATCAGACTGGTCCTGAGGCATTCTTCAACGAAGCAGACACCAGATTCTCTGGTCAGAATGCTGCTAACGGACTTGCCGCAACTGGTATTGGTGTTTCTACTGCACAAGCTGGTGACAACCCTGCCGTTCTTAACGACAGTGGCACCTACACCTTGGGTGCAGGCATGGAGACCGGTGACGCCGAGAACCTTGGTGGTGACACTGGTGCATTCAACGAAATGGCATTCTCGATCGAGAAGGTCACCGTTACCGCACGTTCAAGAGCTCTGAAGGCAGAGTACAGCCTTGAGCTTGCACAGGATCTGAAGGCAATTCATGGTCTGAATGCAGAAGCTGAGTTGGCAAACATTCTGTCAACTGAGATTCTTGCTGAAATCAACCGTGAAGTCATCAGAACCATCTACAAGGTTGCTGAAGCAGGTGCTCAGCAAAACGTTGCTAATGCTGGTACTTTCGACCTCGACGTTGACTCCAACGGTCGTTGGTCTGTTGAGAAGTTCAAAGGTTTGATCTTCCAAATCGAAAGAGATGCTAACGCAATCGCACAAAGAACTCGTAGAGGAAAGGGCAACATCATCATGTGCTCTGCAGACGTTGCTTCTGCACTGACCATGGCTGGTGTACTCGATTACACCCCTGCACTCAACGCAAACCTTAACGTTGACGATGCTGGTAACACCTTTGCTGGTGTTCTCCAAGGCAAGTACAGAGTCTACATCGATCCATATTCGGCAAACGTCGGTTCTGGTGGTTCGGGTGCTCAGTACTACGTCGTCGGTTATAAGGGTTCTTCACCTTATGACGCAGGTCTGTTCTATTGCCCATACGTTCCTCTTCAGATGGTTCGTGCAGTTGGAGAGAACACCTTCCAGCCTAAGATCGGCTTCAAGACCCGTTATGGCATTGTTGCTAACCCATTTGCTAATGACGGTGCTCTTGCAGACGGAACTGCTGCTGGTACTAGTGCTCTCACTGCTAACGCAAACCGTTACTACAGAAGAGTCAGAGTTACCAACCTCATGTGATCACAGTTCACATATTTCTCAGAGGGTCTTCGGACCCTCTTTTTTTGTCCTAAATACAAATAAAAATGCCTTTTGATAATCAAATTGCCAATAGAAATTTTCTGGCACCCGCTGGGTTTAAGTTTGTTCTATCAAAATACCCTAAGGTTTCTTTCTTCTCAAATTCAGCAGCAGTACCAGACATCTCTCTGGCAACTGCAATTCAACCTTCATACCTGAAGGACATTGATGTTCCTGGGGATAAATTGCAGTATGGTGATTTTACTCTAAGATTTTTAATTGATGAAAATCTAGAAAACTACATGATAATGCATAATTGGTTGACGGGGTTGGGCACACCAGAATCTGGTGATCAATACAAAACTCTAGAAACTGACTATAATGGTGTCAGAGACCCTAAAGAAATTTACAGTGAAGGCACTCTTCATATTTTAAATAGCAACTTCAATAGAACTGCTAAAGTAACTTTCAAAGATTTATTTCCAACTTACTTGACTGCTTTAGAATTTGATGCCACAGAAGGTGACATTCAGTACTTTACAGCAGAGGTGTCTTTCAAGTATACTATATACACGATTGAAACTGAGAACTAACACATCATGGATCTTGAAAAAATTCAGGAGATGTGGAGAAAAGATTCTGTCATAGATCCTGATAATCTTCATGACGAGTCTTTGAAAATTCCACAACTTCATTCAAAATATTATACACTTTATAATACAATTACTCTTCTAAGAGAAAGAGCAAGAGATTCTTATAGTAAAATAAAACTAGAACGACATAATTTCTACTCTGGAAAAGCACCAGCAGAAGTTTATGTTGAAGAACCTTTTCCATATAAGGTTAGAGAGAAAGAAGCATTGCAAAGATATCTGGATGCTGATGAAAAGTTAAATGCCATCGATCTTAAGATTAGATACTATGATGTTCAACTTAAGTTTTTAGAAGAAATTATCAAGACAGTAGCAAACAGGACCTTTCAGATCAAAAATGCTATTGAGTGGCAAAAGTTCCAAGCAGGATTCTAATGGATAACGATGATTGGGTTTATCAGAATGAAGATTTTGATGAAGATATTCCGTACATAGAACTACAATTTGGTATAGATGATTTATATCATCTGTATCAATCTGTTAAATTTCATTATGAGAAATGGCCTGGTGGTCATCCAGATGAACAGAAAAGACTTGCTTACTTAAAAGATTTTTTATACAGAATTGTATTGGAATGGAAGTTTAAAATGACCGAATAAATATCCATAGGTGATACTTATGGGTTATGTCTCATTTGATAATTTCTAAAAAGAACGAGGTATATCTTCAAATAAACGCAGAACCACATATCTACTACGAGTTAGCAGATCAGTTTACTTTTGAAGTGCCAGGTGCAAAATTTATGCCTCAATACCGTAATAAGTATTGGGATGGAAAAATACGTCTATTTAACACGCAGACTGGTGAGATATATGTAGGTCTGTTAGATAAAATTATAAGTTTTTGTGAGTCTCATGAGTACAGTTATGAATTTGTAGAAAATAAGTTTTATGGTTTACCTTTTGAGGTCAATGAGATGATCTCAAAGGAAGGTGTGAAAGATTATATGAATGCTATTTGTAAATATGAACCTAGAGATTACCAAATTGAAGGGGTATACGACGCTCTAAGGCATAATAGAAGGCTGTTGATAAGCCCAACTGCCTCTGGAAAGTCTCTGATGATATACTCGATTGTGAGATATCACGTTGAGAAGAAACGAAATATTCTGATAGTCGTTCCGACGACTTCCCTAGTAGAACAGATGTATAAAGACTTTGCAGACTATGGTTGGGACGTAGGTTCATTTTGCCACAAAATATATGCGGGACGTGAAAGAGAGACCAACTCTCAGGTGATCATTACCACCTGGCAGTCCATCTACAAACTCCCTCGCAAATATTTTGCTAGATTCGATGTGGTCGTTGGAGATGAAGCACACCAATTTAAAAGTAAGTCTTTAATATCTATAATGTCAAAACTTGCGGATGCAAAATTTCGTTACGGTTTTACTGGAACACTTGATGGGACTCAAACTCATAAGTGGGTATTAGAAGGTTTGTTTGGTCCTTCATATAAGATTATCAGAACAGAAGAGTTAATGCAAAAGGGTCATGTTGCTCAATTGGATATTAATGTACTTCTACTGAAACACCCAGCACATAAGTTTGAGACGTTTGAAGATGAAGTTCAATATATCATCAATCACGATAGACGCAATAAATTTATTAGAAATCTAGCATTAGATCTTAGAGGTAACACTCTTATTCTTTTTGCAAGGGTAGAGGGACATGGTCAACCACTTTTTGATTTGATAAATAACGGTAGGGTGGATGATCGTCATGTTTTCTTCGTTCACGGAGGAGTGGCAACAGAAGACCGAGAAAAAGTAAGACAGATTACAGAGCAAGAAAACAACGCAATTATTGTTGCTTCATACGGAACGTTTAGTACAGGTATCAACATTAAAAACCTGCATAATGTTATTTTTGCTTCTCCTTCTAAGTCCAGAATACGTAACCTGCAAAGTATCGGCAGAGTTCTCAGAAAAGGCAATAACAAAACAAAGGCAACTTTGTATGATATCGCTGACGATATATCCTACAAATCCAGGAAAAATTATACACTTAATCATTTAATTGAAAGAATAAAAGTTTATAACGAAGAAAATTTCAATTACGATATTGTAAACATTCCATTAAAAAACTAATATGGGCGAAGAATTCCACGCAATTATAAAACTAATATCTGGAGAAGAACTTTTATCATTGGTATGTGTTGATGATAATGATGGAGAACCAGTGCTTCTACTTCAGAACCCAGTTACTATGAAAATAGTACATAATCATTATGGTATGCAAATAAAGATTAAACCATGGATGGAAATGTCAGATGATGAATTCTTTATTATAAAACCTGATAAAATTCTTACTATGACAGAAACTAAAGATGAAAGATTGATAAGCATCTTCAATACTTACGTTGAAGAAGACCTTGAAGATGAAAAAATAGAATCTTCTACTGGAAGAGTAAAACCATCTAGTAACATGGGATATGTAACTTCAGTAGAACAAGCAAGAAATATGCTAGAAAAACTGTATAAACTTAAAGATACTAAAGAAAGCTAGCCTCTCTCTTTAACCCTAACAAAGGTATTCTACTTATAATTCACTATGTTGTCAAGCTTCGAAAGTATGTTATAATAAGTTTATCAATAGAGTATATGAGACTGATGTCATGCCTAGAAAGAAGACAGAACACTATGTAAACAACAAAGAATTTTTAGAAGCACTGATTGTTTATCGCACTAAAGTTCAAGAAGCAAAGGATCAAGGTTTGCCGAAACCACGGATCACGAATTACATTGGTGAATGTTTTCTTAAGATTGCAACCCATCTTTCTTATAAACCAAACTTTGTCAATTATATGTTCAGAGAAGATATGATCTCTGACGGCATTGAAAACTGTGTTCAGTATATTCATAATTTCGATCCAGAGAAGTCTAAGAACCCTTTTGCATACTTTACTCAAATCATTCATTATGCCTTTCTGAGACGCATTCAGAAGGAGAAGAAGCAACTAGACATTAAATCAAAAATCATCGAACGTACTGGTTTTGACGAGGTTATGATGGTTGATGATAGCTTGCTTTCTGGTAATAGTTCAGACTATAATACTATTAAAGATAATATTCAATATCGTAACCGATGAAAGTTGCTATCATTACAGATACTCATTATGGTGCAAAAAAAGGTTCAAAGCATCTTCATGATTATTTTGAACTCTTTTACAAAAATGTCTTCTTCCCTTCTTTGAAAGAGCATGGTGTTGAAGCAGTAATTCATATGGGTGATGCTTTTGATAGTCGCAAGTCGATTGATTATCAGAGTCTTGAGTGGTCTAAGAGAGTGGTCTTTGATAATCTCAAAGATTACGATGTGCATATGATTATTGGTAATCATGATACATATTATAAGAATACAAATGAAGTGAATTCACCTGAACTTCTTCTGCAGACTTATTCTAATATTAAGACTTATAGTGAACCTACAGAAGTAAACATTGGTGGATTAGATATTCTTTTATTGCCGTGGATCAATCAAGGAAATGAGACGCTATCTATCAACCGTATTAAAGAGACTTCTTGCAGGGTCTCGATGGGGCACTTGGAGTTGCGAGGATTTCGAGTTAATCGATCGCTCATCATGGAGCATGGTACTGAGAGCAAACTATTTGAGAAGTTCACCAAAGTCTACTCTGGACACTATCACACTAGATCGGATGACGGACGAATCTTCTACCTAGGTAATCCTTATGAAATGTATTGGACTGATGTGAATGATACTAGAGGGTTTCATATTTTTGATACCGAAACTCTAGAGCATACACCAATTAATAATCCATACAAACTTTATCATAACATTTACTATGAAGATACTCCATATCAAACTTTTGATTTCTCAAAATATGAGAGTAAAATTGTAAAGGTCGTTGTTCGTAAAAAATCACAACCAAAATCTTTTGAGAAGTTCATTGATAAACTTTACTCTGCTGGAATACAAGATCTAAAAATTGTAGAGAACTTTGATATTCAAGAAAGTGAAGATTTTGAAATCGAAGAAGAAGAAAATACAATGTCTATTCTTAATAGATATATTGATGAGTCTGAATTTGAATTAGATAAAAATATCATCAAAGGTATCTTTCAAGATCTCTATAGGCAAGCATGTGAGGTAGAGTAATGTATCTTCTAACATTAAGAGACAGCAAAGACGAAGGTGCTTATGCAGTTCAAAACGATAATGGGCAAAAAGTTTTATTTCTCTTTGAGGAAGAAGATGATGCAACTAGATATTCGATGCAGTTGGAAGAGCAAGATGGTGCATTAATGGATATTGTAGAAGTTGATGATGAACTTGCCATAAAGACATGTAAGATGTATAATTACAAGTATGCTGTAATCACTGCAAACGATATAGTAGTACCACCAAAATAATGCTTCTCTTTCATAAGATTCGATATAAAAACTTTCTCTCCTCTGGGAATCAGTTCACTGAAATTGACTTTGAAAAAAATAATACAAACTTAATTATTGGTACTAATGGTGCTGGTAAATCAACTTTGCTTGACGCACTTACGTTTGTCT